CGCTGAGCGTTAGCTGCAAAGCGCTTCTTGTAAGCATCTGTATCACGAAGTAACATAGTAAATTCAGCATCTGATGTTCCTGCTACTATATATTTCTTAAGAGGTTCTACTAGGCTACCTAATCCATACTGGTTAAATTTGTTAAACAAAATGTCGTAAGCTGATTGACCTTCACGAGCTTTATCTGCTGCAGCAGTCTTTGCCGCTAACTCAGCATCGCGCTTAACAGTTCCTGATTTACGAACCTTCTCTGTTCCGTCACTGTAGATATCTATGATGTCGCCAGTTGCGGGATCGGTGTAAGTAGACTGGTACGTTGGAGCAGGCTCTTTAGGACGATTCTTTCCTGAAAACATACCAACCATTTCAGGGTTAAATTCTACAACATTTCCAGCGCTATCTACTCTGCCAGTTTGTGCAGCAGCTGGGTCGTTCTCTGCTATACGTGGGTCGTATTGGCTGGTAATTGGATTAGAAAAGTTATCTTCATAAGTTGCCATTTAACTACCCCTGGAATCCAAAGTCACGAAGGACTTTAAGTGCGACATTCGATACTTCTTCACGAGCATTCTCTGTGTACTGCCAACGCTTATCTGCTTTAAGGTTTTTCTTAAAGTCAAAGATATTCATATCGCCCTTGTCGGTAATAGCAGAACGAAGAGTCTGGTCATTGAGATCAATCTCATCTGGGTTAACCTCTAAGATAGAAGCCATAGTCTGCTTGTAAGGTGCATAGACCTGGTCAAGGTTGTAGCCCTGACCTAATAGGTCGCGTACATATTGTGGTTGACCTTGAGCTGCAAGCTTGCGTGCATCTTGGGCTAAACGGTCTGGGTCAATAGTTCCCTTAGCAAGTCCTTGTAGAACTTGAAGTTCATTCTGTCCACCAGGTAGTACATCGCTGATCTTGAATCCATTAGCTTTAGCAATACTTTGGATAGCTTGATAGTCCTTAAGAGCTTGACCTGAGTATCCTTCTGTGCCTACGCCAGCAATTACTGATCCGATAGGACGAATAGCTGCAGCAATGAAGTCTGTAGTCATAGCATCGTCAATACCAACGTTGGTAATGTACATATTCTCAGCTGCTTTACGAAGAGCAGTTGGGTCTGATGCTAGTCCTGAACCTGCAGCGCGAGCCTTATCTGCAAGCTTACGTTCTAAGATTGCAATGTCTTGCTCGTACTGGGTTGTTCCCTGAGCTTGACCAGACTTCACCAAGTCTTGATAGTTATAGAACTGAACATAACGGTTCTTAATAGCCATCGAGTTTTTGGTGTACCAAGGATCGCTACGAAGCTTCTTGAGAAATTCCGCATCAGACATATTGATTTTTGGATTAGAGTAATCCGCAAGCAATTTCTTTAGGCTTGGTACGTTATTAAAGATAGTTTCAGGAAGAGTAAAATCTTTATCAACACCAGCGCCTAAGTCAAGTCCTTCTGCTCTGCGCTCTGCTGCAGTCTGCTTTGGTGCAGTTGGTACTTTAGGCGTTTTAGGACTTGTAGCTCCGGTAGACTTTGTAGCGCTAGTTGCACTTGTTGTGGTTGTAGGTCCAGTAGGGCCTGTAGGACCCGTAGGTCCGGTAGGACCTGTTGGAGAGGTAGCTGTCTCTGACTTTACTTCTTTATTCTCAAAGTTAAAAGTCTTTGTAGTTCCATTTGGATTGTAAACTGTGTAAGTTCCAGTCGGAACAATACCGTCTTTTACTTGATAGCTACGAGTCTTGCCATCAACAACCATAACGTACTGACCGGTATAAGGCTTGCCATCTTTAACAAAGAGTCCATCTTCGTTAGTAAAGTTTCCTGAACTTTCTTTAGGCACAGAAACCTTTGTTTCTTTAACAGTGCCTGGTCGAAATTTAGGATCAAAAGCTTCCTGAGCTTCTTTAGCCGGAATTAATGCAGCTCTAGAACGTGCAAGCTGACGCTTAATTTTTTCTGCTTCTGGGGTGTTGCCCTCTCCAGCGTTTTCAAGTGCAGACAATTTGTCTTCATTGTATCTAATATTGTCTTCGTATTTAATTCTTTCTGAAGAAAGTTTATATGCCTTTGCGACTCGTCTTGCAACGTCAAATTGATACTTTATGTATCTAAGTTCGTAAGCTAGTTCAAGACTTTCTGGGTTTTTTAGAAGTCTCTTTTTTATATTTCCATATCTTTCTTCAAGACCTTCAGCATTTCTTCTAACAATGTCGGCTTCATCTTCTCCTGGATTAATCCAGTTGCCTTTAAGCCAAATGCCAATTTGCTCGTCCCATTTATCCTTTTGGCGTTCAAGGCTTCCACGGTATTTTTCTTCCTCAGACTTAGCAGGAGCTGTTTCAGCCTTAGCCTTGGCTGGCTTCTTTTCTTGTGGCTTTTCAAAATCAGGAATAATCTTGGCTAGGTCATACCAATCGCCCCAGGTCTTTACTCCACTAGGAACAAGATACTTAAGAGTATTCTTCTTAAATCCAGTAGGTACTTTTTCATCACGCTTGTGAGGCTGGCCACTGAGCCACTCTTCAAAATCTTTTGAAGCCATTACTGTAGCCCTCCAAGTTCCTGTAACATCATTGAGTACGCATCTGTTGCACGCTTAGTGCGTGCTTCTCCTGTTTGTGCAATCTGTTCTGTGACAAACTGTTGTTCATCTACTCCACCACGTGTTGTGGTAAAGCCACTACCAGTTGTCTGCATAGCTGGCTCTGCCTTCTGTTGAGCATTAACAAGCTTGAGGTACTTTGCTTGCTCTGCCTCTGTAAGGTCACGACCTAGTAGATCCTGAGCAACTGTATTGACAAGCTTGGCTGTTTGACTTGGGCTTGTGATATAAGTCTGGGCTGTAGTCTTAGGTTCACCAGTATCGCTGCCGGTACCGTAGTTGCCTTCAGCTAGGTATGCTGCTAAAAAGTTAATACGGTTTGGGTCTGTTTCTATTCCAAGTATCTTATTGACAGAAACTCGTTTTACATAAAGCTCTTCTAATCTTCCAAGAGCGTCAAAGTAATTTGTTTTGTTTACGACAGAAGTAGGTTCGCCCTTAAGTAGCCCAGCCTTCTTTAATTGCTGAGCAAATACAAGGCGAGTTTCTTCTTTGCTTTTAGCCAAGTCTTGAACAAACGATGTAAACGTTGCTGGAGGTGTCTCAGCCATCAGTGTCTCCTAGTAATGAAGCAAACAATACATTGTATGCGCTCTTGGTGTTTTCATTCTTTTGTGCAAGTTGACGCATCTGTACGATTGTGTCATCTTTCATAAAGCTAATAAGGTTTGTAAACCCTGATATATTAGACAAAGAATCCTTTTGAAGCTTGTATGAATCGTAAAGGTCTAACATATCTTTAAGTGACTTTTGTATAGGGCCACGTACTTTTACCTTTGGGTCATTGAGCATATTGCGAAGATCGTTAATTGCATTCTGACGGTTGATAGCCTTTTGACTACCCTGTGAAAGCTCTTCTTGTAGCAAAGGACGACCAGCCTTAAAGATTTTAGCCCAGTCTTGGAACTCTTGACGAGCCATAGAGCGCCCAAAATCAGTAGGGTTAGCTTCTAGGTTAGCTTCGTACTCGTTCTTCTTGGCATAATAGGTCTGAAGGTCTGCAGCAGTCTGTACCTCACGAAGGTAATCATCTACCCGCTTGTTGTACTTGATGCCCATATCCTTCATAGTCTTGTAAGCATCCCAAGAGAAGCCAGACTTATTAGGGATAAGAAACGCTGCACCTTGTGGGTATGCGTTAAACAAGCCTTTGTTCTGATCTACAAAGTCACCGGACTCTTCAGCATATCGAACAATAGCTACTGTGCTTCTGTCTGATTCCGGAATTGTAAAAGCAATCTCATTAGGGAATAGCTCTACCCACTTGGCCATAGCCTTGTCGTAGTCTCCTGCGTACTCATCAATGAGTCCATTCCAAGCTTGCTTAAAGTTAGCTCGGTTGTTGTCCTTAACCCACTTAGCCATATCATCCTTAAGCTGTACTTGAGGAGATGCTGGTAGCAAGAAACCGTACACAAAACGTGTGCCAAGGATAGTAAGAGTTGTATTCTTAACCTGCTGGCGATATGTTTCTTGTTCTTGAATAGTAGGTGGAATCAGTTGACCTAGTTCATCGTACTTCTTAGGAAGTCCGTTACCTGAAGCTTCAAGATATGTTACTGCCTTACGCCACGCTGAAGCGTATTGAGAGTCACGCTCATCCTTATCCATAGCCTCATAGAGACGATTGATGTGAGCTGGCAAGAATGATGATACGAAAGACTGTCCAACTGCGTACTTACCAAGACCAAGTTCTGTAATCTTATCAGCAGCGCCTGGTGCTCCAAGCACGTCTACTAGGTTTGCCAGTGTCTTGATAGATATGCCTGCTAATGGTCCGTTAAATGTAGGAATTAAAGAGTCTTGGTTCAAAGAAGGTGTAAGCATCTTGACCTGTGCGCCAAAGTTAATAGGCATTGGAGTCTTAAACTCAGCATCAATACCAAAACCTTGCATAACTCCTTGAACTGCACGGTAGATTGGCTCAAGACCTGGGTACACAAAGTACTTTTCGCCTTGATCGTCTTCTTGAATCCATCCGTTGTGGCTAATACCGTCCATTACAAGGGCTGCCTTACGGATAGCCATTGGGTTGTAACGAGTAACGCGATACATACGACGATAGAAGTCTTCAGTAGCACGATAGAAGCGTGAGAAGTTACGCGCTCCAAAAGCAATCTGTGTACGTACCAAAGGGTTGTCTACATATGCAAGAGTCTGTGCAACTGCACGTTCTTCTACAAGCTCAGCCAGCTGACGCTTAGCGCGATCTGTAGCTGCTGCAATCTTTGCAGGGTTTGTGCTATCTACCTTACTAACTACTGACTCAATATACTTAGCTTCAAGGCCACTCTTCTTTAGTTGCTTACGCATATTAATAATTTCGCTAAATACAATAGGCTCACGTGACATACGTGCGTTAGCCATACCTAGCCAAGTCCAACCCTTGTTAACGGTTGAAGCTGTTACGTTTCCACCGTCTGCAATAGGTACAAGCTTTGGTCCAAGGATGTACTCTGGCATATCATCTGCAATAGTTGGCAAGTCATCAAGAGAAAGACGCCCTGAGATGATGTAGTTTCCTTCATTGTCCATTGTGCGAATCTTATTTAATAGATCCAAGTTAACTTCTTTGTCGGCTCCTGCTACCTTGCTACGCTTTTCAAAGATTTCTTTAGCGCGACGGTAGACAATTTCAGCCTGTGTCTTTTCGTCAATGCCACGTGCTGCAAGCTGTGCTTCTTTACGGAAAGATGGGTTATCTTCCATCCACTTCATAATCTTAAGGATAGCTTCTTCTTTACCCTTAGCTGTATTGCTCAGGTTTGCTACAGCAATAGCGCCTAGTTCGTCGTTTGCGTAGTAGTTAATACGCATAAGCCACGTAATCATAGAAGCATCATCAAGATTACCAAGAGATACTGGAGCGTACCCTGCATCACCTTTTTCACGTGATACTTTCTTAATCTTTGGATCATTGATAACCAAAGCTTCTGAACGAACACCGTGTGTGCGTGTAAAGTTAACTGAGCGTGTGACAAAGTCACCACCTGTTGCAAAGTTAAATGCGCCTTCTGATACCTCAGCTGCTGCGTTATCTAGGTTTCCATAGATAAGGTGCTCAGCAAGAATCTCTGCTTCATCCTCAAACATAGGTCTCATACCTAGTGCTTTGCGATAACGGTTAACTCGACCTGAAGTAAGGGCAGTTGCCATAATCTGACGTGTCTGTCCTACTGCGCCACCTGCAACGCTCTTCTTAAGTGCATCAATTTCAGCGGATAAAGACAATTTAACTGCAGGATCTGTAGAAGCTTTAGCTTCAGCTGTTTTAATTTTGATTTGTTCTCTGGCAGAACGAAGGGTGTCGTCAAGACCTGTAAGTTGCTTTTCATACTTAGCTGCTTCGTTCTTATTAAGCATACGCATCATAAGACCGAGTGGGTTATCATTCCAACTCTTGTTGGCACGTGCGCCTTCTAGCGCTGTATTGACACGTGTTGAAAGATAGCGACTCTTAGCTAGTCCCCAAGCTGAACCACCTGTTGCAAGGTGGACCATAAGGTCTTCACCTGCGTTACGAATGGCATAACGTGGGCCAGCAAGTGTAAGGAATGACCAGTATCCGGTCATATTATCTACCCATTGCTTGTTAGCTTGGTTCAGCATTTTACCGATAAGACCTGATCGAGCTGCTGCACGGTCAATATCTACAAGGTTAGGTGTAGTCATCATAGATGTGTAGTCAGACGGAATTGCTCCAATGTCTGCATAGTCATCACCAAAGTTAGATACAGAAAAACGTGAGTCACCTTTACCGGCTACCTGACGTGTTATCTTCTGGCCTGATTCTGTTAGGTTTAATCCACGAACTTCAGCAATGGTTTCCCATAGACCCTTGACCATTTCCTTGCGCTGACCAATATCTTCGATTGTGTCAAACGTTTCAGAGATTAACTTAGAATCTTGCTTGGTCATAACCAAACGTGCTAGGCGATATACCTGTGCTGACGCATCTTTGTCTATTACGTCAAACATATCGTTCTTGAATAAAGGTGCAATGTTGAACTTAGCCTTAGCTTTGTCTAAACGATAGCCAATATACTGTGATGGATAGCGGAGAAAGTTTTTAGGATTGGCAGACGCCTTAATAGCTTCACCAATAAGCTTGCCATCTTCTGTTAAAGCCTTGGATATACCATCAGTTGTGGGAAGCTTTCCGTACAGGTCATTAATAATTGTTGGTGCAAAACGATCAATGTTAATAATCTTATCTGCTTGAGTAACAACAGCTACTCGTGCCTTGCGTGTTGCATCAAGTGTAGGCAAAATTACGCGTCTACGTTCCGATGCACCTTTCATTACCTTTATGGCTTCTTCAGTATTAAGGAAATAAGCTTTTGCAGATGAGGCATCTACCACATTAGACTTCTGAAAGACCTTAACTACCTCTGGTCCAAATTCAGGTGCAAATACTGCTAGGTCTTTACGAGCTAAAGCAATCTGTGCTGGGTCTTTTGATGCTTGCGCCTTAGTAAAATTAGTTAACTTAGTACCATATTGGTCCCAGAAATTAACAGTGTTTGCTTTTTCAAAATAACTAGCTACCTTACCGCCACCGACAACTGCTTCAAGTGAATATTTGGCAAGTGAGTAAGCGCCACGAATCTTACCACCAACGATAAGTGGGTCTGCAAAAACTCGGTATGCTGCATCATAAGTACCGGATACAAGTCCATAAACAAAGCCATTCTTTTCAAGTTGCTCTGGAAGTATGGCATTAGCTACCTGACGGCCAAGCGAGAAGTGAGCACGGTCTACTACGCCAAGTGCTTCGTTCCATAGAGCGCGTTCTTTTTCTACATTTGTAACGCCAGGTATAACCTTGTTGTTAGGATCATCTAGCATTAAATACTTGCGCTGTTCTTCAGTTGCTGAAGCAAAAATCTTTTCTGGGTCTTCTCCCGCCTTGATACGCATAGCCAGCGTTACAGCTGCCTCGCCATACATAGCTTTGGCTTTTTCAATGCGTCCTTCGTTATAGACTTTGTCGCCTTTATCGTTGGCTTTAGCCCACTCAAAGTCAATGCGACCTTCTGATAAAGGAATAGCAAGAGCACGGTAAGCGCGTGTACTTGCATCGCCTATTTCTTCAAGACCCTTAAAAGCATATTTAAGGGGACCAAAAGTAACTGACGTTGCATAATGCCAAGCACTTCCAAGCCAACCACGAGATGGTTTAACCGTTGGGTCTTCAGTGCCAAACTTCTTTTCCATATCTTGCTTTTGTCCAGCAGGAAGTGCTGCAGCCTTTTTGACTGCCACCTCTCTAGGAAGATTTGAAAGTTCCTTGTGGACAAAGAGAGCCTTAACTAGGTCATCAACCTGTGTCTTTTGCTCACCCTGAAGATTAGCTGCTAATGCAGCTGCCTTAATATTATCAGTCACTAATTACCCCGCGCTAGTGCTTCCTGATACAAGATAGCAACTTCGCCAGTTGTGTCAAAAGCAAGCATTGCAGCAAGTGAATCTGAAAGCTTTACTTGAACTTTGTTCATACCAAGAGCGCTAGAACCAACTCCTGGACCCATATCAATACCTGATGTTATTGGTTCGTCAGGACGTCGTGTTGGATCATATAGACCAACGGATGGAGCAGCAGGTTGTCCCGTAGGAACTTCAGGTGCCTGTGAAAGCATAGGTGACTTTGGTGCTGTTGCAAGCGGTGCTCCAGACTTGTTTGTTTGATACTGTGCTTTGTCACCGTAACCGGTTGACTGCACTTCAAGGTCTGTGCGCTTTGAAAATTCACCAGGACCTGATACACCCTTGACTGGGTTTGTCGCTTCATCAAGCGCCATCTGTATCCTCCTGTATGGTTTCTAAATCTTGTGCGAAGTTATCCCAAACCTTGGTTATCTTGGTTTGGCGATTCGAATGATAAATTGATAGTTCCATTAGCGATTCAAAGAATGTCGCTATAACTTGACTAATGTTAAACAGAAACTCAGTCAGTATTACTAAAGCGTCAGTGGGGCGTACCGGACGCGGTACTTCATCTCTATGATTATGCACTACGTCCGGCTCCCAACTAAAGTTATTTACTTCTTTACTTTCTTGCCTGGCTTTGCTGCTCCAGCGTATGGCTGCTTGACAGCTCCGCCTGTTACCTTAGCTCCTGCGCCTGCAGTGCCGTGAATTGGCTTTGCCATTGGTGCTGGTGCCTGTGATCCCTTGTTCATATTTCACCCCCTTAGAGTTATGCCGCGCCGCCGATTGAAGCGAGCAATGATGCAATATCAGGTTTACCTTGTGGAGCTTGTGGACCGCCAGGAGCAGGGGCTACACCGCCAGGTTGTTCCATACTTGGCTGCGAGGCAGAGACGGGAGCCATACCTGCTTCTGGGGCTTGAGGTGCCATTGCTGGCATCTCAGGCTGAGGTTCAGGCGCAAAGGCCTTCTCCACAACTGATTCAATGCTAAGACCCTTTTGACGTCCCTTAATCATATCCGCAAAAGATGCGAGGATCTTTGTTGGGTCTTGACCTTGAGATACCATCTGAGGTATAGCAAGCGCTGTCTGAGCTACGGCTGTGCGTAGCGCATCACGCATTTCTTCGATGTCAACCTTTTGCTCTTCTTGAGTTACGTTGATTTCGATAGGGAGTTCACGACGAACATAGTCGCGTGATACAAGTTTGTCTGAACGCATCTGGAGCAAAGCTACGGTTGCGTTGTTTGGGTTCATACCAGACATAATTCCATAACGGACATCTACTGTGTAGTCGCCGTTGATAGCCTTAGATGGGGTGTACTTAAGTGTGTACGGTGTTCCATCGTCTACGCCACGAATTTCTTTGACTGTATTACCAAAGATTTTCTCATCTGTCTTAAAGCAGATAGCAATAAGCTCAACAAAGACTCGTGCAAACTGTGCTTGAGCTGCCTTGATCTGTGTATCAAAGCCAGCCTGAAGAGCTTGTACTCCACGTCCTGTAACAACAGATGCGTTAATCTCACCAGTACGTGACTCTGGGTAACGAGCACCCATACGAAGTTCACGCTCAAGTACACTTGACTCACCAAAGATACCAGCTGGAAGCTCTAGGGGAACTCTGCGGATACCTTGTGGGTTAGAAGAACGCATAATGGAATCTGGACCAAGGGCCAGTTCCTGTACATCTTGTGGGATAGCAATAGGAGCTTGGATAGACTTCTCAGCTGCTTGAATCTGTAGAACTGCAAAGCGAGCACGAGCTAACTGAACACCTAATACATCATCAAACTGACCGCGTGCTTGGCCATCAATAGATGGACGCATAGATACACGGACCATACACTCACCGATTGGGTTAGGTGTCTTAGATAGTACAAGGTTCTTACGATCTGGTAGATAGATAAGGTCTTGGTCTTTGTCGTGGTAGCGAATCAAAGATAGATATGGGGAACCAGGTGTGAACTGGTTGCGTCCCATAATCTCATTAGCAAACTCAGGGTACATAGAAGCTAAGTTCTGTGCATCCATACCAACGATTTGTGTCAAAGATAAGCAACGACCAAAACGGTCAAGCTCAGGATAAGCGCCAAATGGGTTAATCAGCTGAATGATTGGGTTGTTATCGTCATAGTCTAGCTCTACTCGTGCAATAAGCTGACCGTAGGTGTTATACCAATCGGCTCCGGTATACATCTGTATGCCTAGTTCAGACTTATCTATATAGTAGTTAGCAATACGACCACGAAGATCTGCAGCCTTACGAGCTGAGTCCGATACCATATTAGCTGCGGAGCAGTTAAATGACGGTAGCGGAGCCATAGCTTCAGCGAGGTCACGAGCAGAGACGTCAATGATATTGGCGACTAGAGGCTTTGCGTAATCCTCCGAGAACATCGCAGGGTAAACCTTTGAGATGTCTCCCTGACGTACCGAAAGGACGTCACGCATACGCTGATCACGCTGGGCGTAATGAGTTTGTAAGCGAGATACCTTTGCAGTTACCTCTTTAACATTTAGCATTAGAATCCTTTAGTAAGTAAGGCCGTTAACCTTTGTTGGCCATTCGACCTTATCTGTAGCAAGGGCTTGTGCCTTGCCTGCTGCATACTTGGCGTCAACTGATGGGTTGTATTGCGGAGTAGTTACCGCACCCTTGTCAATGTATTCTTCTTCGCCTTCGTTGTTTGTCTTAAAACCTGGTGTGATTGCCATAGTTATTTCTTCTTTCGATCAAGACGAGTAAGAGTTGCTTTGTCTGTGAATCTAGAATTCTTGCCTGTGTTTACCTTTAGTGCAGCGTTGCTTGACTTACCTGTTGCTGCAGCTTTTGCTACCTGCGCAACCTGCTTTGGCAAGTCTTTAACAGCTCCTCTTAGAGCGTTAGCTTTTCTGTTTTTTGCTGCATCAAGGGCAGCTGTTCCAACAGAACCAACTGCTGTGACAACGTCACGTGCTTCACGAGCTACTGTTCCTGCACGCTTTGCAATACTTGAAGCAATGCTTGGACCACCCTTTGAGGCAGGTCCTGCTTTCCCTGGTGTTGTCTTGACTACAGGCTTTGCAGTCTTACCTGCTGCCTTACCTACTGATACGCGCTTGCCCTGATCTGCTATCTTCTTAAGCTCTGCTGCGCTGAGCTTCTTGTTCATTGCTGCCATTTTTATCTCCCTAGATAAATGTCTTGTGTTGTTCTAATAGCATCTCGTCAATGTTGACGACGATCCTTCTTCCCATCTCAGCTCTTGAGAGGAAAGGATTTTTGAGGTGGTGCGTTGCGTACTGTCCATAGTTGAGCATCTCTCGTGCTCTGATTTCACAAAACCAGAGAGCCATTACCATATCGGTCTTACCCTTAGTGGTTGGGGTCCAGGTAATCAACTGCTCGATAAGAGCCTTGACCATCTCGGACTGATCACTAGGTAGATGTATTAAATTATCTCGGTGGTGCTTACCATCTGCTTGTTTAGTCCCAAAGAGGGTAGCCATTGAAGCAACACCGAAACCTGAGTCCCACTTGTTAGAGCCGGTATGGTGTTCACGTAGAATCACACCGCGACTAGAGAGGTAGGTCTTAATTCCTTCGTCTTGAGTTAGGAACGCTTGAAAAGCATTCTTCTCAATAATCCACTCTGAAGGACTATACAGCTGAGTCCAATTAAGAATAATGTCACGAATCTGTTGGGGCGACGGACGGGTAATCTTAATCGCATCTAGTATGTACCTTTTAGAAGTAGCTCGGTCAATGGCGTAACAGATAGCAGCCGTATCACCAACGATAGCTGGGTCCATACCGCAGACAATAGTAAAACCTTGTACAGACTGGGGATGACCTGGATAACCAGGTTCTAGTCTGCCAGCTTTACGCATACCGTCAATAGAGCCTCTTACAATTACAGGATCAAAGGCGGCGTTTTCAGATATGTCTTGCTGTTGGTATACCAAAGCCCAGGTCGAGGAATCCATCGCCTGACGTTCGTTATACAAGTTTCGACCAGACCAACGTGGGTATAACCCATTCTCGTCTTTGTCTACTTCTAGCTGTCCATCAAAGGGCATATCTGACTTTGGCCACAATGTGACCCACTTGTCGGGGTCTTCATCTGCTTCAAGCAGGGCTGGCATAGCCAGATATGTCCAAGGTACTTGACCGCCTGGGTAACGGTCTTCGGAGCGAAGCTCACGATAGAGGTCAACGGAGGCGACACGTGTTCCAATAATAATCAATTTACCGGTAGGGTTAAGGCGGGACCGGACGTCCTGGGTTAACCAGCGAATCTGCTTCTCAAACTCGTTTGCGTTTTTCAGTGTGACCGCATCGTCTACAATGATCATATCGGCACGCTTGCCGTAAATCTGACCGCCGATACCGACGGCTTCAATGTTAGGGTCTTTTTCGCTAGACTCACGAAGCTCATCACCGAAGGTGACGCGAGTTGCAGCCCACGTAGCTGACTTACTATTAAAGCCGACTCCGGCGGCGTAGGCCTGCTGGAACGGTTCGTAGCTTGGGTGGGTCAGTCTTTGCTTGATAGCGTAGAGAAAGTCTGCGGCCAACTGCTGGGTCTGGGATACAATCAAGACTCGGAAGTTGGGGTTCTTAGCAACCATCATTGTTACATATTCCACCGTGATGGACATTGACTTGGCGTGGTTCGGCGGGATGTTGATTAGGATTCTATTATTAGCTAGACCCTTTTCAAACTTCATACTGGGGTGTAGCCAGGAAGGTTCCCGACCTTCAATGACATCTACCAGGTTCTGCTGGTGTGGAAAGATGGTGTGGTTCATATAACGCTGGCAGAACTCGGCGTAGCTCACATCGTGGGCATCGCCTTCTGCAAAGGACTTGGTCTTCAGACCCAGACGGGTACGGTCTGCTTTATCAGCAAAAGCCTTATCGGATCTGCGGTAGTACTCGTATGTCTTGCCGGACTTGCCAGC